GTCACGGCGGATAATTCCCCTAAGACCGAAGCCAGCCGAGCATCTTTGTCATCCACTTGGGCGTCGCCTTATTCATCGCCGCTTGGCGTGCCTTGCAACGACCGCATGGTTTGACCCCAAGCACCTTGGTAGCGCGAGCAACCACGTCACCCATTCCAGTAGTGGGTTTGGACCCCGCGCATTCGATAGCGGATAGTTCCCCTTCAATGACTCGGAAGCACCTGCGACGATGCTCACCTTGCCATGTGTAGGCGATGCTTACGAGACGCGGGTGAGGAAGATTGTTGGTGGTGGTTGCCATACTGTTGGTGGAGCTACGGAAGTGATCCCATCGGTGGAGCAGACAATGCCGCCGGCTGAGTAACAGATACCCGTCGCGCCGTTGGTTGGGAACGCTTCGGGATACTCACAGCGAACGAGTTGATAGGTCCCCTCAGCGATGACTTGTGTGGCAGTACCTCTGGATGAATAGGTACACACCCAAGACTGAGCCACGCTGGTAGTGGCCGTGTTCTGGTAGCAGGAATCGCCAGGTATCGCCTCAAAGTATGGATAGTCCCACTCATCTCGATAGGTATAGGTGACCTGTATAAGGGTGATACAGTCATCATTCTCTTCGATAGCTACATTCCATCCACAAGTTCCCGTCGTCCACTTCACATAGGGAGCGCACCAGTCGATCCGCACGTGATCGTCGTAGGAGTAGTTAATGTCCGGCGCGACGGGGTAGCCGGCATCGCCTTCTACGTACCTGCATTCGGTCCATTCCATCGTCGAGAATCCAGAGTTAGACGGCGCTGGAGTGTTTGGGATGGCCGCACAAATCGTAGTTTCAGGACAGTCAGGAAACCCCGATATGTCGTACACCAGCGCTTTACGCGCGTAAATGACATTACTGCAAACACCCTGCATGCACCCATAGATCAGACCACCAAGTGCGAGCGTGCCAGTTCCCGCCGCTTCGCCGTGAATGCCTTTACTCGAAACGTCAATGCGATAGCGCGTGACGGTAGCCGGCGGAATAGGGTCCGGGCAATCCGCGCACGGATGCGCGCCACCAGGTGGCTCAGCACCACAGCAGCACTTCTTTAGACTCACTTACCACCCTGCCGACGGCAGAACCAAAAACCAAACATCGTCCCCGCAAGCCCCAGACTACAAGCGAAGAAGATCGACCCTAGGAGACTCTCGATTGTGGCTTGTAAAATCATTTCTTGCCTTTCTTGGCCGCAACCGGCCGCATCTTTCGGTAGGTGTTTCCGACTGAGCAACCGCTGAGAAAAGTCACCACCAGCAGCGCCAACATGTAGATCCCGTATTGAGTTGGTGTGAGTTGCATGTCTATTTCCTAGGTGCAAATCTGTAGATAAGTGTTCCGACTACAACGGCGATCGCTCCAGCACTGGCCCATTTCACGCTCTCGAACCACGGGCTCTGGTCATCGCTGACGTACGGTATGGCTTGGTGCACCGCGTCCACGTTCTGCTCTATCGCCAGTAATTCAGCGTTCGCGGCGAGTAGATGCGTACGCGCTACAGCAACACTCGCGCTTGTTGCTGTGGCTGCCTGGCTAATTCTCGCCGTCTGCGATGCGCAGCCGGTGAGCAGCAACGATAGGACGATGACGGCGAGGTAGATCAAGCCTCTACCCATTCTTCTGTGTCTTCATCCCAATACCATTTCCCGGGTTTGGGCATTGGTACGGGCGAATCCCACTGGCAAGTAGATTCCACAAGTACCCAAGATGGGTACGGCTTTGGTGGTATGAACGCATTGCGGGTTGCGTCATACGTGTATCCAATTCCTGCGTAGTTCTTGCGCGTGCCACCGTTGGGCCATGTTTCAATCCAAACGCCGCCGTATGTCTCTTCTGCCCATGCAATGCCCTGTTCATCGGAGACAACGATTAATTCAACCACCGTGTTTTGGACAATCTTTGCTGCGTGTTTCATGCTGTGAATGTCCCGCTAGTTGTTAGCACGTGCTTGGTAAATCCACCACTGGTTGTAGTACTCATCGTCCCGGTATAAGCGGCTGTTCCGCTTGCAGAACCTGCATATCGGATGACTACTACGCCGTCAGAACCGTTACCACCTGTCTTGCCAACTCCGATGGGGTTCGTTCCTGCGCCACCGCCGCCGCTTCCGCGAGATGTAGCACCGTTGCTCCCGGTTTCTTGGCCCGAGACCGCGTTGCCGCCGTTTCCGCCAACACTACTGCCGCCGCTTGAAGATGCAGAACCACCACTACCGCCGCCACCGCCGCCAGCGTAGAAAAGCGAGTCATAAGAAAGTCCCGCGCCACCTGTTGCGGCAGACGCTTGGCCATCGACTCCGGCTGCACCAGCGCCACCACCGCCAGCGCCACGGAACTCGGGCGCACTTGCTCCGCAATTACCACCCGCGTTCCCTTGGCCTGATGTTGCTGTACCGCCAGTGGTATTTATGTTGCTGCCGCCGCTACCGCCGCCGCTGCCGCCGTTTCCGCCGCCTCGCGTTCCGCTTAGGTTTCCTGATCCACCACCACCGCCGCCGACAGCCGTGGCGATGCTTAGTCCTGCAATACTCGAATTGCCTCCGGCAGATCCCTGTGCAGTGTTCACGCCACCAGCGCCGCCTACTCCGATTGTCACGGCGTACGTGGTACCAGGTGCAAGGGTAGTGCTGCTTGTAAGCACGTAACCACCGCCACCACCACCACCGCTGCCCCACTGGTTGGACACTGTGCCACCACCGCCGCCACCGCCAGCGACTACTAAAACGTCCGCGGTGTACGTGCTACTAGCACCTAACATGGAACGCCGAAACATGGAGGTAAACATTACGGTATGGCCTCAGCTGTGATGCGTGCGAAGATGGTCGCTATGTGTCGGTTCTCGCTGCCGGATGTCGGGTCGGCGTAGAGGACGATTGTGCCCCACGAGTTGGCGTCGACGGTCAGCGTTTGCGCCGCAGTCCAGGACACGGTTGCAGTTCCGCCGCCAGCGTTGACAACGACGCCAGTGCCTTCGAGTTTGACCGTGCCCACGGTGATGTAGCCCTTCGGCGTTAGTCCGCTAGTTGTCCAGTGCAGGTTCGCGCCGTCATCGTGGACGTGCATCGAGACGGCGAAGACCTCACCTTTGCAGATGACTTGGGGAGGGATCGGAGTTACTAGGGTTAGGTTGGCCATTAGCTGCACCTCAGTGGGTTTGGTCGGTCGAAGAACGGGTACACCTTGCCGGCTGTGTTGTAGACCACGTACACCATGACCTTCGCCTCAAGTCCGGTTGTGCTCCAGGCGCTTCCATTCCACTTTGATCCCACCGGCCCGATACTGATGATCGGTGATGATGTACTCATCCCATCCACGTAGGCTGAATCGTTGTACTCCTCGCGCAGATTTCGACATATGGTGTAGGTGAATCGATCATCGGTTGGCGCGCTGATACCAGAACCCAATGGTGGCGGTGGCGTCCATAGTCTGACGGAATACGTCCACCTATTTACATTGCCACTCATGACTGCGGCTGCGGTGATTTCGCATAGCGCACTGGTGACGATTTGACCACGCGCCATCGTGTCATCAGCCCATCGCATTGCTTCGCCGAATCTGTTCGTGGCGTTCGCGGCCTGTTGCCAACCATTGCACACCACGGCGTTCGCTTTGCCGTACATACCGCCGTGAAATAGTGGCTGCGAGTAGGACATTAGAAGAGCTTCGGCGGATACGCCTTGGTGAGGTCGCTGAGGTTCGCCGGATCGATGAACGAAGTATTGAAATCAGTGGTGTCCGGGTAGCGCTGATACCAGCCGATGCTTGAGCACTGGTTGATCTGTTGGCCGCTGATGGTCACACCAGGCAAGAGAATTGGCAAGCCGGTGGGGTTCGGCGTCGGCATCTGCTCGAGATGGAAGTACGAATCAAAGATCCATGTGTGCACTACGCGCCAGACCTCACGGTCCAGTGTCGCGCTTGCGCCCTTGTAGAGCATGGTTCCAATTCCGGCGCCCATGAAAGCGACGCTGTTGCGCTTATTGATCGCGCTGAACCAAGTCTGGAACGGCGGATCGACGCCATCGGTAGTGCTGATCAACGGTGAACGATCCCACTTGTACTCCACCTGGTACGTGACTTGCGGCAGTTCCTTCATGCGCGGGTTCCCGTTTAGGTCGCGCTTCGTGCCGCCGATGTCTGCTGTAGGTGGCCATGCAGCTGTTCCGCCGGTCGGCAAAGTGACGCCCGTTCGGTACTCGGCGTAACTGCGCCCAGTGATCTGTCGAGTCTGCTTTGTCCCGTAGCCCTGTTTAGTCGGCTCAGCCGGCTGCATACTGGAGTATTGCGCCTCGACCCGGAACGTAAACGGTACTGCCGTCTCCGGGGTCACTGTGACTGACCGGCAGACGAAGTTTGCAAAGTATGTCTGCATCGTCCCGTTTGGCGAATGAATCGCCGCCGGCGGACGCGTGTTCACTATCGGCATCCCAGTCTGACCCAAGGTCGGACCGTCTCCTGGATACAGTTCTCCGGCGGTGGTTGGTTCCCAGTACGCCAGGTAAACAGCCGTCAGCGTTGTCTCATCCGCTGCCGCGAAGTTGTAGACGCGCGAATCCTTCAGTTCGATGATGCCGAAGACACCCATTACTGTGCTCCCCCGCTAGTGTTCTTGGCGATCTGTCGCAGTAGTTCTTCGCTGCCCTGCATCCCGCGCCCAGGTGTTGGTGCTGCGTAGGAGTAGTTCTGCGCGCTGACCAGTTCGCCGGCTTGCCCCATGAGTTGCGAACGAGTGTCCATCACTCCCTGAATATCGCCGCTGAATAGCTTCTCAATGCCAGAGAACCACGTGCCGCCCATTTCGAGCAGCATGTCACTCGTCGCACCAAGGTTCCCCCGCGCCCGACCGACTGCACCCATGCCGGCGTTAATGCCTCCTGCTTGGCGCTCAATGCGCGCAGCCTCGCCGGCAGCCAAGTCCTCTTTGGTCTTAGACATAGCGATCGATCCAGGCGTGACAGACTTGGCAATGCTGATATCCGCCTTCAATCGTTCAGCGTTCGCCATCATGTTGGCGCCCATCGCCGGCCCACTGAACTTCAACGCCGCGGCGTTCAGTTCATTCATGCGCCGTTCCACATTGCCGAACAGCGTGCCGACGCCCTGAAATGCTGCCTGCGTCATTTGTAGCGTCGCAGTAATTCCGGCAGACCGAGCACCCGACGCGGCCGTGCGGTTGAGTTTGGTCAGTTCCGCGGTGGTCTTGGCGACGCCACGGGTCACCCCCGTGGTATCCATTTCCGCCCAAATCACTGACTTCATGCTCTTGTCAGCCATTGTTCTTCCTCAGCCAGGGTGCGAATTGGCTCGGCTTCTTGTGCGTCAATGCGGACGCGATCACCGTCAGCAGGTATTCACACCGTTCCTCGCAGGTCAATTCCTCAGCCAGTCCGGCGTCCATGCCCTGCCTCATTTCGGGACTCCCGATTCTCCACTGCCGGCGTTCACCGGCTGAGTAAAACGCGGACGGTTCACCTCCTCGAGCAGCGCCGAAGCGACCTCATGATCCAGCGCGCCCACATCACTACCGGGCGCGAACAGCGGCGATCCGTCCGGGAGGCTGAATAGGCGCACCCACCAGAACTGCATATCCGCAGCGAACCCGAGATCCGCAAGCGTGGCGCGCCTGACGATCACCTGACCGATGCCTGGTATCTCGACCGTGCGCGGCGCGGATGCGTTTACCTTGGACGGGTCTAGACTCACTGAGCCTCCCAGCTGAGTTCCCACGTACCAGCGCCAGATCCGTCATCGCTGAACGTGGCTGAAGTGATCTGGACGTTGTAATCCACGCTTCCGCCGTCCATCGTGTTGTTGTAGACCACGCCACCCTGGTCCGTGAACTTCAGCGTGAGGACAGCATTGACGCTGTTTATGAGATTCGTCGGGAACAGATGCGCCCTCAGCGTCGCGTCTACTGTTGTGTCCTGGCGAAACAGAGTGACAGTACCCGAAATGCGGACGCGTCCCGGCGCGTACTTCTTTCGCCAGTCGCCGATTAGCGTCACCTCGAGCGATTCGCGCTCCGTTGACATGGTGAAACTACGGCACTTGACCGTGGTTGTCCCGCTGAACACCAATACGCCGCCGAAGCCTGAGATGAGTGCCATTAGATTTCCTTTCCAAGGATTGTGAGGGTGACGGACACCACGCGCTCTGCGTCGCTCTGCCCGTCATCCGGTGTTTCAGTTCTTGCCGTCGCGTTGACGCCCGACAGCACTAGTTTGATGTCTTCCGCGTTGTCGACATAGACGCCTGCGAATACGTCCACAAGATCAGACGCGACTGTCCAGGCGAGCAGCGACGTATCGGCCACGCAGTCAGCAGTCACCGAGATCGTGTAGTGCCCTGCGTCGCCGCCGATCATGAGACAGTCGATATCGACCTGTGACACCTCGTACACGATCATCGGCGTGGTATCGCCGGCGCGCCGTAGTCCCACGCTCACGGGGTAGGTTCCCGAAGCGATCAGGGTGTAGAGCGCCTTCATGCAGTTGCTCAGTGCCATTACTTCGCCCCCCCGAGGAGCTTCCGCGCCTCTACTAGGACCTCGCGTGCCATTGCATCCGTGATACGGTGGATGGCGGATTGTGCCCATCGGAGAGCGCGGCCACTGCCATTAATCCTGCCACCCTTTGCAGTGCTCTCCTCGCGGAATCGTGGACTAGTCCACCGGCCGCGGAAGTCTCGGTCGATCTGTCGATACCAGGTGTTCCCGGCTCCCACGTTTCGGCTCGCCATGCTTGTGTAGCGCTGACTACTGCCAAAGTGTTTGAACCCGCCTTCGAGAAGATGGAACACTCGCTGACGGCCGCGCGCGTTTGCTCCACCGCGCTTGCCGTATCGGACGCCAAGCTGAACCACTAGTGGTGCGCTGTACCCAGATCCACGGCGCTTGATGACGATCCCCGTAGCCGCCGCCATTGCCTTTCGGTGCGTGTTCTTGCCCCTGTATGGACCTGTGCCGGTAATGCTTCGAAGTTCCGCTACGAACGGCCTCAGCGCACGGCGAATGCCCACCCGTCGCGCCTTCTCGTTCAGTTGGTCTGACAGTCGGCCCAGCGCCTTCATCACGCTCGAGTTGTCTACGCTGAGATTGAGCGACGATGAACCCTGGAACGGTGGCCGGCTGGTCTGACCAGGCAGCAGCGGCATGATGTTGGATTTCCAACGCCCCACCGGAGTCATATCACGATCATGCCTACGGGTCACTGCGTCACCTCCGTAGCCAGAACGCGTAGACGCTTCCGGCGACCGTTGTCCGGATCGATCACGCTCGAAATGTTGTAAGGCGTAACACCGAGTAACAGACGGGACCGAGCCTCTACCAGTGGGCTATACGCCGTTTCGATCTCGAGATCGGTTCTTACCGCTACCCCCATATCATCGATGACTTCGCGCTGCCCGTACTTGATGATCCCGCGGACCGTGCCGACAGTGAGCCAGGCTAGATCAGCCTGACCCAGAGCGTCCACCGTCTGAGTGGATCGCTGCACAGTGAACACGTCGCGCCAGAATCCACAGCCGGCCATATGTCATCCGATCGATTGTGTGCTGTGCATCCGCCGCATGGTCTGGATGAACGGGTGAGGCTCCGGAGTTACGGCGTCATCGCCACGGAATGACTCGATATGACCCACCTGAATCCGAATGGCAAGCCACTCTTCGTCCGTGATGTCCTTCAATTCCTTGGCGGTCGCTGCCATCCACGCCGACAGCGATGCAGCCAACGCCGCGGCGATGGCCGGATCGTCTTCGTTGTGCATGCGCTTCAGCCAGGCACGCACGTCCGCCAGCCCTGGTTGTACTGCAGGTATAGACATAGAGCCTCGCTACTGCGGGGTGAGGTCGAAACCCCACCCCGCAGCTACTTGAGAGGATGATCAGGCGTTAGTGACTTGCATCTGCACGATTGCCTTCGCGCGGGTGAAGTTGCCGTTCATGAACATCGTGCCTTGGAACTTCACTTGGGCAGCGGCTGCGAGACTGAGATCATCCCTCAGGATCGTCGCGCCTGCCCACTCCCTTGCGCTGTAGCCTTCGTTATGGTTGCCAAGACTGAAGATAGTGTTCTTCGCGCCTGCCCCGGTTGCGTGCGTAGGACCAGTGAATTCACTCACGTAAACTGGGAGGCCCATTAACGTGAAGCCCGCACCGGCTTGGCCGACGGCATCGGCGGATGGGATAAACACGGGCACTCCATTGATCGTCAAATTGGCGATCTTGGCGTACACGTCCTGACCCATGAGCCAGGAGGCTGTGCCCCAGTAGCTCGCAGGAAGACTGGTGTAACGCATCGCGGTCAAATTTGCCACGGTGCAAGCAGCAGTCAAAGCCAAAGCGCGTGATGTACCAGTGCTTGTCGCAGTCGCGATGGTGCAACCAGTCTGCACAGTGAAGAGTCCAGTTGGCTGATTGAGCGTCGAACCGTTCGTACCGGTTGAACCACCACCAGAGATCAGGCCCCACTCAGCATTGCGAACAAACTGCCGATTCAGGTTTTCGACGACTTCGGCTTCCAGATCAAAATTGCTCTGCAAAAGCAGCTGTTTTGAGACGGTTGTGAACGGCAAGCACGCTGCCGGAGCAAGTGGAACTTCAGCGAAGACCGGATTGATTTCGGTGCTTGCTTGTGTGCCAACGTCGGAAACGGTCCACGCATTCGTGATAGCGTCATTGCTGAACAGCGTGTTGTAGCGCAGCGTTTGGTAGCCCTGCACGCCGGACTTGTAGTCGACCAATTGGCGGGCCACGGTGGCCATACTTGCGTAATGTGCCATGGCATCGGTGTACAGCTTCGGGATGAGGACCGAGTTGGTCGCAGGGTTAGCGGTGGTCATCGCTGCA